ATACAGCGGGTACAGCAACGCGCCGGCAATGCCGACAGGCTGCTCGTCGCGCAAGGCCAGCCACACGCCGCTGCGGTCGTCGTCAAACATCGCGCGCAACGTATTCGCCATGCCGTCTTCGTCAAACGGTGCAATCTTAGCGATAGGCGACGCGGCGTGAAAACGCGCCGTCATGTCAAGACACGACGGCAGGTCGTCAATCACCGCGCGGCGTACCTCAATCACTACGTCACCTCACGGCCGGACACCCGGATGTTGATGGCGCTCGCCGTGCCCGCAAGGGTCGAGATGAACCCGGACGGCCGCAGCACATGCCCGACCAGTTCGGGGAAGGTGTAGGTTTCGCTCGCCTGCAACGTCTTGGTCTTGACAATCAAATCGTCGTTACTGGCCGTGCCGCCGGGGTTCACCAAGTTGACGCTGATCGTCGCGGCGGTCGAGCTGTAGTTGGTGGCGGTGAACTTGTCGATGATCGCCGTGACGCCGGTTGCGGTGTAGACGGTTGACTGCGTATTGTTGGCGGTCTGTGCGGAAACAAGCGTTGTTACTGTAACGGTCACGATGACCTCCTAAGCGCTGATGTTGTCAGTGACGGTGAGGATGATGGACGGGATGGCGGGGTGGACAGCCGACGCGGGGTCGGCTAACAGCGACACGGCCAAGTCCGACACCTCCCACATAAGTTCAAAATAGTCGCCTGCGTTCATCTCAAGCAGGAAGTTCCACGCAGCGACTTCCTCGGCGTTGTTGCCCTGGAGGCGCAACGTCGTGGCCGAGTTTGCCACGTCTGTGCCGTTTTTGCGCAGCCACACCCAGACGCTATGCGCGCCGCCCGCCGTGTTAACAAACTGCGCCGAGAACTGGATATTATAGACGTTGTGCGTATCAACATAGACGCGCGACGTAGGTGTGCCGATGGTGACGCCATTGGTGATGTCGGTCGAATTGAACGTCATGGCGTAGGCCGTGTTGATGACCGCAGCCGTCTGGTCCGTCGTGTCGTAAAACGACCCGTAGCGCAGACGCGGCAGTTGCGGCGTGTTGGACGGCCCCAGCGCCAGCGCCTGCACGTCGGTGGCAAGCTGGGCGTACTGCGACAGAAGCGCTGACGAACTCTCGGCGTTTAGGGACGCCTGCGCTAGCAAACCCGCCAAATCCACTTCTTGAGATGGCGGCCCTTTTTGAATGTCTTCCAACGACACGGTGCTGCCGCCCGTTTGATTGAACAGGCTCAGCAGGAACAAATACCATTCACGCGAAATCAACCCCGTGCGTGGGTCCGTCAACGGGACGCGCGGTGGCGTGATGTTGGTGATGTTAGGCATTTGTGCCGCTGATCTGCAACTCGGCACCCATGATAGCAAGTTTCACTGGGTCAGTGCCGGACACTTCGTAGACGCGGTCGCGGATCTTCATGGTCATGCCAAGACGGCGCCAGATTGTACGGTAGCCAAACTCGCCAATCTTGCCCATCGAGCGCCAATGCTCGTTCGACCATGTATGACCACCATCGTCAGACCAACGCAACATGACTTGCGGGTTATACCCTGGTGTGGCGGTATACCCCGTTGTAGTAAGATACATAGGTGGGCTAAACAAAATAGGATAGTCCGGCGCATCCACTAAAGTTGCCGACCCACCGCTAACTTCTGTAACGAGTGTGTCGCCGCTTTCTGTCACGAGATCGTTTTGCGTATATTCGGCGATAAGAAGGTCACCGTTTTCCGCCTCCAAATCTTCGGCGTCGTATCCGGGATACTGCGCGAGCCCAACGCCTGTCTCGCAGTCCAGTTGCAATGAATGTTGTGCGGTACGCCGCAACGTATTTTGCCCCGTCGGCAGCGCGCGCCATGACCGCAACCAGCGTTGCGTTTCGCCGTTGTATTCGTAATCGTTTAAGTCAAATGCGTATATATTGCCGTTTTCGTAATCTCCGACAAGATTTTCGTTGTTATAGAAAACCTGCGCCTGCGGCCGATAGCGCGTCCACTGATTATCCCACCCCGCGCGTTCATGCCATGCGCCCGTTGAAGCGTCATAGACCCAAGTTTTGCCTACTGAAGGAAACACCAGAACATAAAACGAATGGCCGTCTTGCTGGTAAGTGAAACCGATAGCATCCGACAGCGTACCATACTGCTGGATTTGCCATTCAATCGCGTGCGTTGAGACGCGCTGCCCTTGATAGCCGTTCGCAACGTAGACGATGCCCTGACCGCGTGGATCTTTGCCCAACCAGTAAACCTGGTTGTTCATCTTGGCGACGCTATACCGCGCCGCGCAGCCCAATTCGTTGAATGCACCTTGGATGCGAACCAACGGAAAATCAGACAGACCGGCGTTGTACCATACTTCGGTAGAATTGCGCCCAAACAACCACACTTCACGGTGGTCAACGATCATGCTGATAACGTCGTCCGGGTCGCCTTCCGCGCTCACAAAGTCCAACGGGTCAACGCTGGTGCCGTCAAGGAGCGCCGTCACCCATATGCGCTGACTATTGGGTTCAATAAAAACAAAGTACCCATCAAGATAGTCTACAACCGACGCACCGGGAAAATCGGGGTCAGTAATTTGCGCAAACACGTCCGTCGAAGTGTTGTATATGTACCCCGCCGGGTCGGCGGCGATCATAATCTGTGTGCCGTTGTCCGCCATAGACACTGGGCCTGTACCCGCAACGGTGCCTTTAGCTGTCGCGACATATGACGATGTCACGCGGTAAAAAGTATTGCCGGAAACAACGTACATATCCGACCCGTGTTCCCACAAGCCGCGAATAGGCCCCGTGCCAACGGTGGTACGAAGCGGTAGCCCAGGCGCCCGCTGAAGAAAAGCCGGCTGTTTACCTCCCTCCGGTACAACTTCAGGAAACATGTTCACCATGCGGTTATCCGCAGCATTTACGCTGCGGGCCGTGTATGCTGAACCAAGGATCGGCGTCTGCATCGGTTAAGCCAGTACCGCACCGCGAAGCGAAATCGCCCACCATTCAGTGCCCAAAAACTGAAGAATACAAGCGTCTCCTACATCATTGAACGTGATGGTCGTGCCACCGCCCAAGTTAGTCGGCGTCAAAATGCCTGTGTCACCCGCCACCGTTTCTGCAACATAAACGATTGTTTTTAGCTGCCCCGGAGCGCCGTCCACCAACGTCAAAGCGTTGCCGGTGGCAGTAGACGTAAACGCCGTTGTCGGGGTCGTAATGTTAACTGCGCCTGCGCCAGAAAGGACTTGCACTGCACCAATAATGGCGTTGCTGAAAGTCTGATTTCCAGTAAATGTCTGCGCCGCGTCCGTGCGAGCAATAACAGCACTGGTGGACGGAAACGTCATCGTCGTGCTGTCCGTGCCCGCCAGCGTCAACGAATGAGATGCCGTCAGCGTCTTGCCATTTGCAATCGTCAACGTAGCGCTGGTTGCGGGCGCGGTGATAGCGACTTTGTTGACGGACGTAGCTGTTGCAACGCCAAGCGACGGCGTTACAAACGCTGCATTGGTGAACAACAGTGTGTTGGTCAACTTTTTGGTAATGCCGCCTTGCACAATTGGAATTTCATCTGTGGAGGCAGCAGATACAGCGGCAGGAAGTTGAGAAATGGCGACAGTAGACATGATTTACCTCAGTAATTCCCAGCAAAAATGTTAAACCGCTGCCTGGTGGCAACAAGGCTGTAAGGCAGCGCCATGATGTCGTCGGGATTGTTGATGCGCTTCAGGTTGCGCTTGGATGTCATGGCAATGCGTTGCACTTGGCGTGACGGTTCCACGCCAAACTCAGGGGCCAATTCGCACGCTAGATTGTACCGGAACGCGCGCAGGTAGCCGGGTGGGAACGCAAGGTCCGTTGCTAGATTGGCCGGCGCGCTCAGTTCCTGCACCGATACGATGTGGAACTCCAAGACCTTCGTCGGCACCGGATAGACGTACATCTCGATGTTGGGGTACGTCATGTTGACCCACAGCACCTGCGGGTAGGTGCTGGTCACGGTCTTGACCGCGATGCCGTTGTACTGCTGCTGGTTGATGAGTTTCAGGCCAAACGAGATGCCGCTGGCCGGGTCGCGGAAATAAGAAGCGTCGTCCACCAGAACGGGGCGCAGGGCGACGATGTCGCCTGTCGGCCCCATAGTGCGCGAACGCTGACCTGGCGGCCACGTAACAACTTGATCTTGGGTTGAAAAAACTGCCAGACGTTCAGTATTCCAACTGTCGATCATCTGGTTCATGGCAACAAGCGCGTCCTGCGCTGTTTCGGCTGAAGGAGTTTCGCCTTCCGCTAACTGACCAATGAGCCGCAAGGAACCGTAAATGATGTCGCCAGCCGTAGTCATGCTAATCGTCCTTCCGGGGGCGACCGCGACGACGCGGAGCCTCGGCCATCACGTTAGCCTCAACCTCAGCGTCTGGCAAGTCGTCGGCCGGGGCTTCAACGACCACTTCGTCCGGGTCAAAACGCACCCAGCCGTTCTGTTCGTCGTACTGCGCTTCCAGTTCCATCGTGGCAATCTTGACGCCATGACGGTAGTGCATCAGGTAAATTTCAGCCATGGTTTTCCCTTGTGAAGAACAGGCGGTCCGAAAACCGCCTGTTTGATTACGCGATGAGGCTCAGCGCCTGAAGCCGACTTTCAAGCTGCGCAACGCGCGTCTGAAGGTTGGCGATGACGGCCAGCACCGAATTGCCTTCGTCCTTGGTCACAAAGCCAAAAGGCGTCGTGGAGGTCAAGTCCTGAATGGCGTAATCCGGCGTACCGGGAGCCGTCGAGGTGATCGACGTCAACTGCGTCGTCAGGGCTGCACCCTTGGCCGAGTAGACCGGGTTAACGATGGTGGCGCCGTCGAGGTACGGGTCCTCGTAGGCAACACCAACAGGCTTCGTATTGGGCATGTTGTTCTCCTTGATGAGTTAGACCCCCGCCGAAGCGGGGGTCGTGTTACTTACGAGATCGCGTACAGTGCCCAAGAGCTGTCGCCCAGACGACGGGCGCGGAAGCTGCGCACCGTACCGGCCGTGGCCGCGACGGTCATCAGACCCTGAGAACCGCTTGAGCCAATGGTCCAGCCGGTGTTGGTCGTCATGGTGATGACGCCAGAGCCGGTGACATTGATCACGCGGAAGTCGAAGGTCGAGCCGACCTTGGAGTTGGTCAACACCGCGTCAAGGTCCGAGGCCAGCGGCAGCGTGTACGCCGCCGTGGTCGTCGGAGAGCCGAGGATGATGCCGTTGATCAACTGAGCCGAAGTCAGCGTCGCGCTGTCTACGGCAGTTGCGGGGGCCGCAGCGACGGAGATCTTAACTTCGTTAAGATTGCCGTCGTTGAACTGATAACCGCCGCCTACGCTAGGAATAGCCATTGTCGTATTCTCCTATCTTTAACCTGTTAACCCCAGAGACGGCAAGCCATCGGGGCGCGGATGACCGAGTAGCCATACAGCACGTCAATACGGCACGGCAGGCGGTCATTGTTGATGTCGTACTGGCGCACAATTCGCATCGAGATGCCATTGTGAACCTGGCGAGAAGCCATATCGACACCCTGCGGCAGAAGAAGATCGGCCGTGGCAAACGAGATAGCGTCCTTGTGGTAGATCAGGTTCTGCGGGTAGATCGTCGAAGCAGCGCCGACAAACGTCACGGCAGCGAGGTTCTGCGGGAAGCTGTTGACCGTGGCCAGAGCGTTCGCAGGGGTGTAGATCGCCGGGCTGATGTTGACATCCGTGAACTTGCTGGCAGCAGCGGTGTTAGCCGCAGTGACAACAAACTGCTGGAGCGAGCCAGTAGACTGACGGGTCTGCGGGTTGACCGCATACACGTTGGCAATCGTGAAGACGTCGCCGACAGTGAGGGTGTTACCCGTGGTGCCGTTCAGCGTGATCTTCGAGGTGCCTTCAACCGACATCGTGCCGTCCACCGTGATGGTGCCGGTACGGCTGCCCGTGGTGTGCTGCTGGATCGACTGCGACATGTTGATCTCTTCGTAGCCGAGAACACCTTCGCCCATCATGCCGTTCTTGAACTGGCGGGAAATGGTGTCAACCGGGTTGAAGAGGCCCTTCATGCCTTCGACGAGGCCAGCGTTGGCGGCCGGGTTCACGGTCGCGTAGCGGCTCGGCATCATGGCGGCGAACTCGTTCAGCTTCTGCTGGCCCTGAAGCAGGACGAGCGAAGTGGCCGGGGTCGTGCCGGGGGTGCCGACGGACGAGAAGATGCCCTTGTAAGCGTTGGCGACGTCAGCGTCGATGGACGATGCAAGCTGCGAAATACGCGGCTTCAGAACACGATCCGCGAAATCGTCAAGCTGCATGGTCAGTTCGGCCGACGTGAAGTTCACGCCGATGTGCTTCTGGTTGTTGACAGAGAGCGTGGTGAACTGCTCGTTG